CCGCTCTGCCATTCCTGCCATTCCATAAAGACAAACGCCGAAGATCACCCGCGCACAGGCTATAGTGCTCCACGAGGAACATGACCACTACCCATTGTGGTAGGTGACTGCCCCCACCACCCCCCCCAGGGGGGGTCGGATTGTGGGGAGTCTGCGGACGCAGACCGGCGAGTGAGCCACGCGTGCGTGCGTTCGGATTTGGAGTTTCAACCCGGACTGAAACTTGAAGGGAGCCAAGCCCAAGCCGACGGCGGAACTTCGACTCTCTGGGAGTCGTCGTCTGTCGCTTCGTTCTGGCGAGCCGGAGTTTGCGGGCACGCCTCGTCGTCCGGACTGGCTGACGCAGTATGCGAAGGAGGTCTGGGATCGGGTGATCCCTGACCTGATCGAGCAGGGCGTGACTCGTCGGGTGGACCAGGACGCGCTCTGCGGGTACTGCGAGGCTGCGGCCTCCCTTCGAAGCGCGACGGAGATCATCGCGAAGGCGGGTCTGACGACCCGCGGTGCGAACGGCGAGGTGAAGAAGCACCCCGCGGTGACGATCCAGAAGGAAGCGATGGCGATGCTGGCGAGGTATTCGGCCGAGTTCGGGCTCACGGGAGCGAGCCGGAGCAAGGTCAAGTCGACGAAGGTGCGTCAGGAGGAGAACGGGAAGGGCCGTTTCTTTGGCTCGAAGCCGTCAACGGCGTGACACATCGAGGCGTGGATGGCCGAAGCTTCTTCGGTCTCTTCCGTCGATTCCGGGTTTCGATCCGGTGTCGACGGCGGATCCGGGCGACTGGTTCGACGAGTCGACAGCGCTTCGGTCGATCGCGTTCATCGAGGAGTGCCTGAAGCACGAGAAGGGCCGCTGGGCGGGCAAGCCGTTCCTGCTGTTGCCTTGGCAGAAGGCGATCGTGGCGAACATCTTCGGCTGGCGCCGGTCGGACGGCACTCGTCGATTTCGCCAGGTGTACATCGAGGTCCCGCGGAAGAACGGGAAGAGCCAACTGATCGCGGCGATCGGCCTGTACATGCTGTTCTGCGACGGCGAGCCTGGTGCCGAGATCTACTGCTGCGCGAGCGACCGGGCGCAGGCGGCGATCGTCGGGAACGCGGCCCGGGCGATGGTTCGGATGGAATCGGAGCTTTCGACGCGTTCGGAGGTGTTCCGGAACACGATCACGCGTCCGTCGAGCTCGAGCAAGCTGGAGATTCTCTCGAGCGATGCGGACCTGAAGCACGGCCTGAACTGCTCGACGCTGATCTACGACGAGCTTCACACGGCCCCGAACCGGGAGTTGTGGGATGTGATGGTGACGAGCATGGGCGCTCGGACGCAGCCGTTGGTGATTGCGATCACGACGGCGGGCACGAGTCGCCAGACGATCTGCTGGGAGCAGCACGACTACGCGACGAAGGTCCGGGACGGCGTGATCCGGGACCGGGCGTTCCTTCCGGTGATATTCGCTGCTCCGGACTCGATGTCTTTCGACGATCCGAAGGCGTGGGAGATCGCGAACCCGAGTCTCGGGGAGACGGTGACGCGTGAGTTCCTTGCGGCGGAGGCGCAGAAGGCCCGGGAGATGCCGCAGTACGAGGTGAAGTTCAGGACGCTGTACCTGAACCAGTGGACGACGGTCCAGCGTCGCTGGATCCCGCACGACCTTTGGGCGTCGTGCGCGGACCGTTTCACGCTGGACGAGATGGCGGGCCGTGAGTGCTGCCTCGGGATCGACCTTTCGACCACGACGGATTTGACGGCGGTCTGTCTTCTCTTTCCTTGGGACGGCGGTTTCCGTGCGTGGCCGATGGTGTTCGTCCCGGAGGACCGCGCCGAGATCCGCGAGCGTCAGGACCGGGTTCCTTATGTGACATGGGCTCGCGCGGGCCATCTTGAGATGACGCCGGGCAATGTCGTGGACTACGAGTTCGTGCGCGAGAGGATTCTTTGGGTGGCATCCCGGCATCGGGTGAAGGTGTCGGGTTATGATCCGTGGAACGCGCAGATGCTCGCGAACTCGCTGGTATCCGAAGGGATGGGTCTGGTCGAGGTCAGGCAGGGGTATCGAACGCTGAGCGAGCCGACGAAGCGTTTCGAGCAGTTGGTGCTTTCCGGGAAGCTTCGGCACCCGGGGAACCCGGTGCTCGACTGGTGCGTGAGCAATGCGTGCTGCGATATGGACCCGGCGGGCAATGTGAAGCCGAGCAAGTCGCGGAGCACGGAGCGGATCGATGCGGTGAGTGCGTTGGTGACGGCCTTGGCGGTGAGCATGTCTGACGAGTCGGGCGGTCCGCTCGTCTACGAGGATCGCGGGTTCCTGGTGATCTGAGATGACGACGACGACCCCGAAACGGCGATCGAGGAAGGGCAAGGAGCAGACCCCACCGGGTCAGCCGATCGCCACGGTCCAGACATGGCTTTCGTCGCTGAGCGACACGGGCCAGCAGATCACGCCGACTGTCGCGCTTGCGTTCTCGACGGTGTACGCGTGCGTGCAGCTTCTCGCGGATTCGGTCGCGGGCCTTCCGTGGTGCGTCTATCGCAAGACTCCGTCGGGTCGGATCCTGACTGACGCGCATCCGTGGGCGTGGAAGCTTGCGACGGAGCCGAACCCGGACATGGACACCTTCACCTTTCGCCAGGTGATGATGGTTTCGGTCCTGCTGACGGGCAACGGCTACGCGCAGATCGTTCCGGACGGCCCGCAGTCGGGGATCTATTTCCTTCGCCCTGACCGGATGACGCTTCTTCGCCGCGACGGCGAGGTGGTGTACCTGTACTCGGGCCTTGACGGTCCTCGGGCGTTCGTGGCGAGCGAGATCTTCCACCTGAAGGCCCTCGGGTTCGACGGCCTGATGGGCCAGAGCCCGATTTCGGTGATGCGGAACGCGATCGGTGCGGCGCTGGGTCAGGAGGGTTTCGCGTCGAGCTTCTTCCGGAACGGTGCCCGCCCGTCCGGAGCGCTGAAGCTTCCGGGGAAGCTGGACATCGAGGCGCAGAACAGGCTTCGCCAGAGTTGGGAGAACCTGTACGCCGGCCAGAGCAACGCGGGTCGGACGGTGATCCTCGAGCAGGGCATGGAGTGGATCCCGTTGAGCATTCCGGCCGAGGACGCGCAGTTCCTCGAGAGCCGTCAGTTCCAGCGGGTCGAGATCTGCTCGGCGTTCCGGGTCCCGCCGCACATGATCGGCGACCAGACGGGCTCGAGCTATTCGAACAACGAGCAGGCGAACACGGAGTTCGTTCAGCACACGCTTCGGAGTTGGGTGACTCGTTGGGAGCTCGAGGCGCAGCGGAAGCTGTTCCGCGGCGACCGGTCCCACTACTCTCGGATGCGTTTCGACGATTTGCTCCGCGGCGACATGGTCCAGCGATCGCAGTTCTACGAGGCGATGAAGCGGGTCGGCGCCCTGAACGCGAACGAGATCCGGATGCGCGAGGACCTGAACGACATCGGTCCGGACGGCGATGTCTACACGATCAGCCAGAACGAGACGCCGGTCGCGCAGAAGCTTGCGGAGTCGCAGCCTGCTGAGTCGGTGCAGCCCGTGAAGGCGGATCCGCCGAAGGTCGAAGACGAGGACGGCGTTGACCCGGCCTATGCGGACTGGGCGACGGAGACGGCTGAGCGGATGATCCGGGTCGAGCTGAACGCGATCACGCGGAAGCGTGAGGGCTGGGAGCCGAATCCGGCGAGGATCCAGGACGCGTTCGGCCCGATCGTCCGTTCGGCGGGCCTTCCGGATTCTCGATGTGCGGATGTGGCGCATGCGGTCTGTCGCTGGATGCGGGAGACCGAGTCCGAGCTTTGGGTGCAGACGCTTCCGGTCCGTGCGGCCGACGCTCTACTGAGGGGTTGCCATGTCGCGGTATGACAGTCGCTATCTATCGTTCCCCTGCGAGGTCCGCGAGGCATCATCGCCCGACTCGATCGGGATGCTGGTGGGCACCGCGGTCGTCTTCGACGCGGAGAGCGAGGACCTCGGCGGGTTCGTGGAGACGATCGACCCGAGGGCCCTTGACGGGGTGATGGCATCCGATCCGGATGTCCGGGCCTTCTGGAACCACGACACCGGGAGCCTGCTGGCGAGGACGATCGCGGGCACGCTTCGGCTCCGGCTCGACGCGAAGTCCCTTCGGTACGAGATCGACCTTCCGGACACGAGCGCGGGTCGGGATGTGCTGACGCTCGCGAGGCGAGGCGACCTGCGAGAGAACTCCTTCGGTTTCGATGTGGACATCGACGGAGACGAGTGGAGCCGTCGGGATGACGGCATGCGGATGCGTCGCCTGAAGCGGATCAGCCGCCTCTACGAGGTGAGTCCGGTGAGCATTCCGGCGTATCCGCAGACCTCGCTTGCGGTCCGCTCGCTCGAGCGTTGGGAGCGGGAGTCGGTTCGCAGGCACTACACGACGCTCTCTCCGAGGCGCTGACACGATCGCCTCTCTCTCTGACGGCGGGCCCGACCACGAATCGGGCTCGCTGTCGTTTTGGGGATTGAAATCTTGCATGCCCGACTCTTGACGGCCGCGCGATTGCCCTGAAGATCGTGCGGACATCCATTCTTGCCTCATCAGCGGCGACTGCCGCGCGAGAGCGCCCCGGGGCCCTTAGGCCGACCGGCGCGTCGCTGATGACCGAGATAGCGGCCTCGCGTCTTCACGGGATGCCTGCATCGGACGGCTCACGCACCGTTCGCTGTCGCATTCCGCGCAGCGACCCCACAAGGGTCACGCCATGCAGTCACAGACGCGAGCGACTCCGGAGTACCTCCGGGCGTTCACCAGATACCTGAAGGTCGGAAAGGGCAACCTGACTCCGGAAGAGACGCGAGTCCTTCAGGAGGCGGTTTCCGCTGACGGCGGCGTTCTCGCGCCGCAGCTCTACCTCGACCGGATCGCGGAGATCCGCCGACAGGGCCTCGTCGGGTTCGTCTCGCGCGTCCAGACGGGGAAGAGCATCTCGGTTCCGTACTTCACGACTCCGATCGTGGTGAAGGAACTGGGCGAGTCCCCGACTCTCGACAGCGGATCGAACTACGGCCTTCAGACGAGCGGCGACGGCTCTCCGTTCAACCTTCCGAACTTCGGCACATCGGGCTCGCCCGACCGCCGCGCGTTCACGCCCCAGAAGAAGGGCGTCTACACGAAGGTGACGGAGGAGCTTCTCGACGACTCCGAGCCGGATCTTGCCTCGTTCCTGTCGATGCAGATCGCGATCGCGATCTACGCGGCGGAGGCGAACCAGATCATCAACGGATCTGGATCGTCGGGCCAGCTCAAGGGGATCATCGGCAACTGCGCGGCGGAGTCACGCACGGTCACGGCGGCATCGGCCACCGCGATCGCGACGGGCACCGGCGCCGCGGCGAACGATCTCGCCGAGCTTCTCGATCTCGTCGACGCGGCCTATGTCGACCGCGGCGTGTGGCTGATGCACCCTCGCGTGTTCGTGCGGTATGTGGCGGGTTCCGCCGCAGCGTCGCACAGCGTCGAGCGTGACGGTCGTGTGTGGCCGACGGTCTACGGACTGCCGGTCCTGCTGTGCTCATGGATGCCTCGGGTCGTCACTTCGGGAGCGACCTCGGTCGTCTTCGGCGACCTCAGCCAATACCTCGTTGCCGAGTCGAAGCCCGGCTACCAGTTCGCCGCGCTGGACCAGGTGCACATCGCATCGGGCCAGATCGGCGTCTACGCGCGCACCCGCTTGGACGGCAATGTCGTCCAGCCTCGGGCCTTCGCGGCCCTTGTCCACTGAAAGAGAACAGTCATGACGCTGAACGAAATCATGTCGCAGATCGAGGCCGGTTGGGCCGAGATGAAGAAGCTCGTCGACGCGGCGAACGCCAAGGGCGAGCCGATGAGCGGCGAGGAGCAGGAGCGATACCTCAAGATCGAGACCGACATCGATCGCCTCTGCAAGCTCCGTGACCAGAACACCCGCCACCTCGCGAAGCTCGAGGAGCACATCGCGAAGAACAAGCCCGTTCGCGAGGCTCCGGTCGGGACCGGCGGCTATCGCCTCGGGAACGGCGAGTACCGCGACCAGCACACCGAGGGCGGATTCGTCGACGAGGACGGGTCCGACGAGCCGTTCACGCCGGCGTCGGTGAAGGCCAGCCGCTCCAAGCGCTACCTGCGGGCCTACCGGGCCTACATGAAGCGCCCGCACGCCCTGACCCCCGACGAGCTTCGCGTCCTCAACGAGACCACGAACGCCGACGGTGCGTTCCTTCCGGCGCAGGAGTACTACGGCAAGCTCGTCGAGACCCGTCAGCTCGCGAACTTCCTCCGCTCCATCTCGACGGTCTTCACGCTCGGCACGAAGACGGGCAATGTGACCTTCGAATCGAGCCTCGGCGCGGTCGTGTACGAGGGCGAGTCCGCCGCCACCTCGGATGTCACGAGCCAGTTCGACAACCTGACGATGAGTTCCAAGAAGCAGGTCTTCCTGACGAAGATCACCGAGGAGCTCATGCAGGACGACCGGTTCGACACCGGTTCGTGGATCAGCTCGCAGATCGGCCGCGCGATGGGCCAGAGCGAGCTTTCGGCGATGCTCGGCGGCGCAGCCAACGGGCCTGCCGGCCTGAAGTCGATCGTCACCGTCGGCAACTCGAACCTCGTGACCACCGCGGCGTCGGGTGCCCTTACCGCGGACGAGCTGATCGATGTCATCTACACGGTTCCGCAGCAGTACCGCTCGCAGTCCGTTTGGGTGATCCACGACACGCTCGCGAAGGCCATCCGCAAGATGGTCATCAAGACCGCGTCGATCGCTACCGCGAACGGCTCGTCGATCACGGCGACTCCGTACCTGTGGGAGCCGAGCTTCCAGGCGGGCCAGCCCGACAAGCTGCTCGGCTATCCGGTCTACACCACGAATGTCGGTCTCGACGCGTTTGCGGCGAGCAACAAGAAGGTCGCGCTCTTCGGCGACTTCAGCTACCACTTCATCGCCGACCGCGACGCGGTGTCGATCCGGTTCCTCGACCAGGCGTTCATCGCGAGCGGCCAGTACGGGTTCCGTGCCGTCGCCCGCCACGACGCGGGCTGGACCGTGAAGTCCGCGATCTGCGGTCTCCAGATCCTCTGATTCCGATCCCATGAAGGTGCCACCCCTCCGCCCGGGAAACCGGTCGGCAGGGGTTTATGAAGGTCCAGTTCCTCACTTCCTGCATCGTTCTCGGCGCCCCCGTTCTCTCCGGCGAGGTCCGCGATGTCCCCGACGGCGTCGCTCGCTCGCTGATCGACTGCCGCTATGCGGACCCGTCCGAATCCGATCCGGTCTCGCTCACATCGACGGCGATCAGCCCAGACCCGTCGATCGTCGAGCGTGAGCGCAAGTCGGAGACCCGGGTGAAGCGTCCGCAGCGCCGGGCGGTGACCGCACGCGACGAGTGACATGGCGTACCCACCGACCATCCTCGAATCGACGGTCTCGAGCGGCGATCCGGCAGCGGAGCCCGTGACGATCGACCAGGCGAAGCTCCACTGTCGCATCGACAACGACGCGGAGGATTCGCTGATCGAGAGTCTGATCGTCACGGCCCGCGAGTATGTCGAGGGCGAGTGTGAGCGTACGCTCGCGCGCCGGACATTCGTGACGCGGTTCAGTCGGTTCCCGCTCTCGGGATATCCGATCGTCCTCCCTCGCTGTCCGCTGATCTCGGTGACATCGGTTTCGTACTTCGATGCGCTCAACGCATCGCAGACCCTTTCGGGCTCCCTGTACCGGGTCCGTACCGACACCACCCCGGGCACTCTGGAGGAGGCCGTCGGCTCGTCGTGGCCCGCTACCGCGGTGCGTGGCGACGCGGTGACGGTGACCTATGTGGCCGGCTACGGGAACGCGTCGGACTGCCCGCAGCTTGCGCAGCACGCGATCCGGATGCTCGT